AATGTCGTGAAGATAGATTGCATCAAATACGATCGGTGTCCCCGACACCGTGAATGCAGAAGATTGTAAAACTGTTTTTGCCGGTATTGGTCTCCAACAGCCCTTGCGGAATCTCATGTTGATAATCTCTCTGCATTTACCATCACCGGCTAGTGATTGAGGTGTTGCAAGGTCCATGCCTGCTATTTGAATAGATTTGGTTGTCATGTTGATTTAATTAATAAGTTCAGGGTTATCGTGAATATTGCCGACAGGATAAAGCTCGTACTTTTTCAAAAAGCTGACACGAACAGATTCTTTATTTGCAAGAATATTAATTTTGAATAATTCATCATCTCCATTGATCCTTTCAATTTCCCAGTTGTTAAAGATACTAAAACATCGACTTTCTTCATTCCAAAGAATTGCATATCTTATATTTGATCTGTCGTTTCCTATAATATCTCCACTGAAAAATTTATTATTATTGAATTCAAATAATAATTGTTCGACTGTTTCAGGGATAACTTCAGCATTGAAAAAATTATCGTCTCCCAAATAAGTAATGCAATGTTTTCCGTTATGATCTTTCCAATAATATCCTTCAATCCACTTGTCATTATCAACTCGTTTCCCCCTGAATAGTATTTCTCTTTTCATATTTTTATGGATTTTGTTTCCCCAATATAATATTAATAAGTGAGTTAAACTAATTATTTTGTGATTCTTTAAACATTGAATGAACCTTTTTTGCATCATCCTTTATTTTGTCCTCTTTGTCCTCCTGTTTACTTGAAGTGTCAGGCTTTTTAATGATGTAAGGGATAACAGAATTGACAAAATCCTTTAGTTGATTGGCCGAACATTCGTGAGCGATCAGCTTCTTCTTCATTTCCTGCATTGCAAGTTCAATAATTTCAAGAGCATCATCAGAAACTTTCATTTTGCGCTCTTCATCCGTGAGTTTTTCACGTTTTTTTGTAACCGGTTGGTGTTTTACTCCTTCTGCTAACCGTGGGGGATTGGTCCAGAACCCGTATTCGTTTTGCTCACAAATCTTCTTGCACACAGCGAAGCAAAGATTGCGCTTTCGGGAAATTTGCAAGAAGGTGAGCTTTAAATCGTGAAAATCTCTCACTATCTCCTGCTTTAATTCCTCTGTTATCACTGTCCGGAGCTTGCGTGCGTTCGGTAATTTTGGTTTTCCCATTGTATCATAGTCTATATCAGACAAAAATAAATGATCGTGACCTGAATTATTGTTATTCTTTATCCGTTTTTAGATAGAAGATAATGACAATTGCCCGAAGCTTTCTTTTTCTTTGGTGGCACGTACTAAAATGTATCAAAATGGCCGGAATAGATTCAGCAGTAGGATTGGCAGGAGCAACGGGTTCTTCAGGCGCATTAGGACCTATCGGAATGGGTGTAGGTATGGCAGCTCAGATATTTGGAATGGTCAAATCAGCCAAAGAAAGGAAGAAACAACAGAACTTATTGAACCAACAGCAAGCCGAAAACAAAGCTTTGTATGATAAGAATGCCAATCAATCATTTCTTGATACAAGTGTCGCGAAATCAGGAGTAACAGCCGCGAAAGAGGATCTCATTGATGCAAATAAGGAGGTTGCAGGGCGCGGAGCAATAACAGGAGCAAGTGACGAGGCTAATATTGCATCATCCACGGCAGTAACTAAGAATTACAACCGCAGACTCAGTGAGCTTGCGGGGATGGGAACACAATATCAACAGAATCAAGAGGGAATGTACCGCAACACAAAATCCAATCTCGACAATCAGCAAACCAATCTTAATAAAGAAAGCGCAGACAGCGCAGGGAACCTGGTTGAAAACGGTGCCGCACTCATGGGGAGCTCTGCAATGATGATCGGAGGCGCAAAGAAACCAAAAGTTGGTTCAGTTGCAGATGGTCACAGTGTTGCTGCTGATCTTACAAACTTTAATAAAAATCAAAAATTTACAGACTAAAAACTTACAATATCATGGGAAAGTCATTAGAACACAACAGTACACCTGATCAGTATTCAACATATGGACCATTAACAGGATTGGCAACTGGGGATTTTACACTTGCGAGCGGTGATCAGTTCAGAAACTTCAATGTCATTAATGAAAATACCGATCCTGTGACGCTTGAGGTGAAATTTGCAGCAATGACTACATTTCAGGCATGTGTATTTCAGGTTGGACCTAATCCTTACCTGATAAAAGCGGTTAAGGCTAATGCCGTTCTTACAGCTCCACAAATTGCACTTTTAAAATACGGGTACTAATGGGTACGCAGGTTAAAATAGCAAATATTGCTGGGTGCCGCATAGGGGCAAGGCTGAACCTTTATCAATCAACAATTTTGCAAAAATTTGCAGATAGCATTGTTGCATATTGGCCTATGCAACAAGATACATTGATTCAAAACGATGTAAAAAATAACCTAATTGCAACATTTGGAACCAACACTATTTTTAAACAAAATGGTGTCTTGGGCAGAAAAACCGCTTTAGTCAAAAAAGCAGAAACGATTAATCTTAAATCAGCACCCTTCAGCTCACTGATGAATTATTCAGAGGGGACAATCTCGGTTTGGATTGACCCTAAAAATATTAAAGACGTAGTTAGCTTGCAAAATTTAGTGTATTTTTATATTAATGATACAAATAGAATTTGCATTCAGAAGAATGTGTATTCTGTATCATACGAAGCGGTTAATATATACTATCAAGGTAATAACATCAATTCAGGTGCTGCTTATTATAACTTTTTTAAAAACTCACTACTAAATATAACATTGACTTATAGTGTATCAGGAGATTATCTGCGGTTATATTTAGATGGATCTAGGGTTGCTGAAACCGTAATTACCTCTGCAATTGTAGGTGCGAGTATGTGGATTACATCAATTTATGCCCCCGAGGATTGTAACTATGCAGACTTAGTTGTGCTAAATAAACCTGCAACCGATTCTGAGGTATTAACACTTGCAAATTGCAAGGTAAATGTGATTTTTGAGGGGGACTCAAGAACCACTGAACCAAAACGTGTTTGGTCAACTATTTTTGATACACTTGATAAAAAGTACAAATACAAAGTAAATTCAGTAAGTGGTACTAATGTTGCGGCACTTACTGCAAGGGGGGATGCTGTTGATGCAATGATAGTCACAGGAATGCCAAATATACTTAATTTACTAATTGGTGTTAATAATTCAGCAGATGATGTAACCAGCATCTTTAATGGTGTTAAAGCATATTGTCTTGCTCGTCGTGTCGCTGGTTATCGGATAAATCTTTGTACTGAAATTGATTCCACAGTAGCAGGGTGGACTGCAAAATCAATTGCCCTCAATAACCTGTATAAGGCTGATACATCATTTTATGATACTTTGTCAGATTTAAGAGCAGATGTAAGATTGCAAGATGCTACGAATGTTACATATTTTATAGATGGTACGCATCAAACGAAACTTGGTGAACAAATAATAGGTTCTATAATTGCACCCAAAATAAGAGCATTATCATAAAACAAAAAGGTTCACATGTAGGAACTATATGAAATAAAAACAAAAATAGAATGTATCAAATCGTCAACACTCCAATAACTCAGCAGTCACCACAACTTTACGTAGCGGTTGGCTCAGTTATACCCCCTTCTCAGTGTTCGGGCGTTGTTGTTAGTCCTCCGATTTACGTTGAAATAATGGCCGGAGAAGATACAGACGTTAATACTCATGAAACAGCAGATTTAAGGCAAGTATCAATTTGGGATGCAGAAGGAATACCGCTTACTCCATCAAAGTTTTTATCTGGCGGTACATGGTGGATAAAGATTGGAGCGCAGGAATCATCGCAGACAGTAACAATTTATTATACAGTTTAGTCATGAAAAAACTACTCTCAATTTCAATTTTAGTTCTTTTGTGTTTGATATTGACAGGTCAGACTTATACCAGAACACCGGGTAATATGGATATGCCATTAACAGAGGACTAAGCGTGGGATTAACTACAGACTACATAGGCACCGCAAGAACGGGATCTCCTGACATTGGAGCTTATGAATTTATTCAATCTATTCTGGTAGAAAGAACACACAAGCCCGTTGGAAGATTGGTTTTTAATGGCAGAAGAATAATTGACAATTAAGACATAAAAGGGTATGAAAACAAATATTTTCAGTGACGATCTTGAAAAGCAACGACTCATAAATGAGCAGTTAGTAAAGGAGGATGCCAAAGTCAAGGCCGAAGCAATTCCTGTTGCTCCGGTTATTAACGAAAGTACATATCCCAATGTCAATAAAACCGTAAATACTCAGGCGGCGCCTGCTCCCGTAATTCCTGTTGCTCCGGTTATTAACGAAAGTACATATCCCAATGTCAATAAAACCGTAAATACTCAGGCGGCGCCTGCTCCCGTAATTCCTGTTCAAGTAGAGCAGCCATCACGAGCCGAACAACTCATACAACAACTTTACGCAACCAAAGAACCACAACCTGTAGTTGACCAGGCTAAAATTGATCGTTTACAGAGGATGGGGAAGCTAAACAGTGCTGGTCAGGCATTCGGTGGACTGTCTGATCTATTTGGTTCTGTTATTGGCGCAAACATTCGTAAACGTGAACCGGATCGTATTACTCCTATGATTTATCAACAGTATGAAAACATCATGGATAAATCTAATGCTGAAAATGACGCATGGAGATTGAGAGACTTCCAGACTACAAGGCAGAATTTAATTCACGGAATATCAGAAGAACACCGTAAAGAGGCTGAAAACCTTGCTACTGCAAGACTTAAAGCATCGTCAGACCTACAGAAACAAAAAGCTGAGCAGGATTGGACGAAATTCAAACTAAGTCTGAGCGAAAAAGACCAGGAAAGACTTGACAGAAACGCAAATAATAAAGAAAATCAAAAAATAGGCTGGGCCAGAGTTGCTAAAATGGGATTATCTGAAGCAGATAAAGCAGCTAATCGACCAATGACCATTATTGGAGATGATGGTAAACCGGCTGTGTTATCTCCTGAAGAGGTTGCTTATTATAAAGACTATGCTTTAAAAAATAAGGATGAACTTATAAAAAAATATCCCGGTATTGTTGCAGACGAATATCCGAAAAATATTGTTGGACAGCCCGACAAAACACAATCTCCAAAAACAGTTATCAACAGCAAATTAGGCGACAAAGAACTTGTAGGAACGGGTTATAATCTTGCTAAATCACATCAACGACAGAACAATACGCTTAATTTGGGTCAACAGCCTACCACAACAGCAGTACCCGTTCAGCAGACGGCACCGGTAGCACAACCAGTAAGTAAACCACCATTCTTTCAACATAAATAACAAATTATGGAACCTGTTCAACAATCAGTTCAACAACCAGTAAGTAATAATCGTGCATTATATGACAACCTCATTAATTCAAAACGAGTTACTGCCGATCAAATTGGCGATTTTGATACGTTCAATAATATGTTATCTGATCCATCTAATGCTACAGCTCTTCATGACAACTTAATCAAACAAGGTGGATTTAAAGAAGAAGAGATCGGAAGCCAGTATGATTTTATGAAAAATATTGATCCTATACAAGCACCTTCTCAACCATTAGAAACACCATCGGCCAAACAGCCTTTTTCAAGTGTTGATCCGGCAGTTCATAATATTGCTCAGGCTGATTCTATTGATGCTGTAAACAGAGGTATAACACCACAAATGGAAATGCAAGAACCACGGCCAGATACAACCGATTGGAATTACAGACCGGATGATAAAAGCAGTCAGATATCTTTTACTGAGCATCCTCTTGATGCAACAGGGCAATGGATGAAAGATTTGTGGGGATCGGGAAAGCAAGCAACACAAGAAGCGAGTAATTTAATTCAAAAAGGCACCCAGGAAGTTGCCGGATATGCCAATGAACTTGCCAATTGGATGGATGATTCACCAACTAAAAAATCAACAGCCGAAAATCAAAAAGTCGACGAACACATAAAAGCCAATTTAGATAATCTTAACACAGAAAAAGCGACAATTCAGCAATATACACCAATGTATAAGAGTGCCGGATATGTCGGAGGCGCAGCACCTTATGCGGCACTTGCGGCCACTTCCCTTCTTACAGGATCGGGAGAAGTTGCAGTTGCTTCTAAATTGGGTTTTGCATTGTTAGGCGTAGGTACAGGGGCAGATGCTTACGAAAAACATGTAGAAAATACAGGAGAATCGGAAAATAAAGGAACAAAAGCATTAACCGAATTGCTTTATGGTACATTGTACGCAGGTCCTATACCTGCAGTTGTAGGTAAATACATGCCAAAATCATGGATCGGAACTATTTTAGGCAAGGAAGTTCTTAATCCAGAAGTACAAAATACAGCAGGAAAGATCGCATTTGAAACATTTGCAAAAGATCAGCCAACACTTGCCGGACGATATATTTCAACTCTTGTTAAGGATGCGCCCGCTTCGGTAGCGAGTATGGAAACTATGATGGTAGGTTCAAAAGCCGTGGACCAGTTTGTTATCGGTGACGATGTAAAAGCAAAAGACTATTGGGAAACAGCAAAAGGTGCTGCATTAACAGGAATAGCGTTTCATGCAGTTATTGGCGCATTTGCAACGGGAAAAGCAGGTCCCGACATGATTAAGCGTTGGGATTCTCAGGGATCGGTTGGTATTACACTTGACGCAAAAGGAAGATCCGTTGAAGTGTTACCATCTGTAGAGGGAAAACCACAAAAAGGAATGAGACCGGACGGAACTATTGTTGATGTTACCCCAGAAATGGCAAAGAACACCTTTATTGTTCCAACCGAATTGCTTAAATCAGAACTTGGCAAATTTAAACAGACAGGAAGCACAAGTCCAACAATTGAACGCGATGCTTATTTGGGTAATGTCAGCAACTTTCTAAACAAGATTACCAACACAGACGGCTTAATTTACTCCACCATTGATCAAAGCGGAAAAGAACAATTTGGAATAGGAAAAGATAGTCAGGGAAATACCTTATTAGTTGACAGAAGTGGTAATCAATCCACAATGCAGAGTGCGCCACAGTGGACAACCACCGATCCTAAAGTATTGTTTAAACAATTCGAAGATGGATATAAACCAAACTCCCAAAGAATAGGAGAAGCACAACCCGGACAACCAACCGCACCCGTTCAGCCAGTCGATCCCCGTACTCAGGCACAACAGCAAGCTGCAACCTTCTATGATCAGCATAAAGATCAGGATAGTGGATTACTTCGTACCATTGGACAAACTACACCGGACGGAGAGAATACAAAATGTTGGTTCATCACTAAAGAAGTTGACGGAGGCGAAGGAAACCAATTCTATATTGTTGAAGATGGAGAAGGTAATCATGAATCAATTTCAAAGAGCCAGGTAACAGGCGAAATTCAGGAGATTGGACAGGAAGATTTCATTAACTCTAAACTTGGAGCCTATGATCAGAACCAACAACTACAACAACAGGCACAGCAAAACCAACTGACTTATCAGGGCCAGGTACTCGATAGAATTGACAACCCCGAAGCAAAAACTAAAAAATACGAAACCTTTACCGATAAAGATGGTGGTTTTGTTAATGTACCCAATGAAATAGTTGCCGCATGGGAGAAGTCAAAACAACAAGACCCTAATGCCAATCCTAATATCGTTACTCAATCATACGGAAAAACTCAGGTAACCGGAGAGAAAGATGCTCAGGGTAATCTTGCTGTTTCCGACCCTATGACAGTTGATCAAACTGAAAATTTAAAGGCAGAAGTAGAAAGGACAACCGGAGGAAAAGCAACAGTCAAAGCGGCTGAAATACCCAATAATGATCCTACTCAGCAAGGGAGTTACCAGGTGAGCATTGTGCCAAATGTTGTACCGGTTGTAACCAGTTCGCAACCGGTTACACAACCGGTTGCAGAACGCAAAATCATAACACAGAAATTCGGAAATACCGAACTTGACATTGTAGAAGGAGACGGTTATGATGAAGTTGTTCCTTCCGAAAAGATGCCACTCGAAAAAGCATTGCCCGTACTTGAAAAGAAATTTAAAGATCATCCTAAGTTTAAATTACAGGTAGATAAATCACAGGTAGAGATACCGGCAGAGACAAAATACGACGATCCTACTTACAAAACTGTAATCAAAAGTATTCGGATTATTCCCAAAAATGCAAACAATTCAAAACCAAAAAATGAAAATGTTGACCAAAATAACGGTGAAAATGCTGTAAATCAACAGTCGTTAACCACTGATAGTTCACAAAATTTGCAAGAAAATGAACAAACAAATGAAAAAGGTTTGCAAAATGTCAGTCAGGCAGAGCAACCTAATGTTGGTAATAGCACTGGCGAAACTGGAATTACAGAGAATACCAATGGGGAAACTTATATTTCACGGACAAGTGATGAATTAGCACCACCACCTGCTGATCAGATGCCCGTGGGAGAAATTAGCATTCCAACTACTCGAAAAATTCGAGCAGTTCAAAATGAAGATACAGCGCAGCCAACCTCGGACGTACCGAGTGACACCAATTCACCGGACACTGAGGTTGCGACTGTGCAAAACATTGAACCATTAACACCTGAATCCAATGAACAACACACAAAAGGAGTCAATAATGTTTTTATACAAAATCCTGAACTTGTCAATATTGGAACACCAAAAGAATATTCTGAGTATTTAAATGGAATATTTCCAGATAGTAGACTAAAAGATGTTGTATATCACATTGGATGGGTTAAAAATGAATTTGATAAAAATAAAATTGGCACTGGTGAAGGAAGTTTAGTTTTAGGAAGAGGGTTTTATTTCGGAACAGACGATCTTACTTCTATTGCTACACAAGTTGGATTTGAAGAAGTAGTACGTGAGGCAAACGGAGATCAAAATGAAATCATTAAGGGGCTTGGAGACCATTTAAAAATTGGCGTTTTAGATATTCAAAATCCATATTACGAAAAGGGAGATTTAAGATGGGGTAATGTATCGGGTAATGAGCAATTAATCAGAGACGTAACAAAATTAAATGATGGAATAATATCAGACGGAGAATACATAGTATTCGAACCTGACCAAATACATATTTTGGGATCGGAAAAAGATATTGAAGGATTTAAAAAATATAAACTCAATGGAACAGAACCTACAAACCTCACCCCCTCCAATGATAGAGGGAATGGAACACCACTTGCAGAACAAGGAAACAGTGATAAGGTTAGTTCTTCTGATCAGTCAGCAACAGAACTGTCACCCAACAGTAGTAATACAGGAGTTGAAAAGGGAGCTGAAAAGACGAAGGGAATTAACGGAATAATTACTAATTTTAACCAAAACGTAAAGAAACAACGCAATGGACGCAAACCAAGAAGTACAAAAGTTATCGAATCTGAGGTTGAGAACGCAGAACAGTTATCTGAAACTGCAAGCACAGAAACAGAAATTGCAGAAGCCGAACAAGTAATAATTGATTTAACGGCTGAAATTGACGATGCTATTGAGATAATCGACTTAGGATTTACGAAGGAAAAAAGAATCAATGAAAATACCCTAAATTCTGTAGGAGTGTTGGGAGAATCTTCGTTTATTGAATCCGGCATTGATAAATATGTGTCAGAAAAAGGATTAGATAAACAGGAATTTGAAGATTCAGACGAATACAACAGCAAGTTTAATGAATTGTCCGATTCGTACCCTGACTATATCAAAGAATTAGCTAATTCTGGTCAATTACAAACCATTTATGACAACTCAAATTTAGGCCAACAAATTGAGATAAGTAAAACAATTCAACTTGCAGGTTTTGAGGTAAAAGATTTGATTGATTTATCTAAAGTCAGGAATGAGGCAAAATCAAAAAAAGAGGTTGAAAAACAAGAAAAGTTAGATAAGCTACATGAGGCAATTGGGATATCAAAGTCTCTTCCTCTCTCCGAAGTATTATCCAACGCAAAAAAAGCAGTAGAAGAGAAGAAAGCCGAAAGTAAAATAGCAAACGACACTAATTTACTTTCAGACGTTAAAGTAAAACAAGAAGATAATCCCGTAACGGAAAAACAACCTCTTAAGCCTCTTGAAGATGTTTTGAAAGAAGCAAAAGAGAAGGTGGAAGGGAATAAGTCAGGCAATAATATTTTGAATGAGCCAGAGGCTACTTACGGAAAGAAAAAACCAGTAGGATTCTATTCAACAGTTGAAAAAGCATTAACCAGAATTCAACAAGAAAAAGGCACAACAGACCAATTCAAAGCAATGCTTCTTAAAAACGGAGCAAAGCAGGCTGAACTAGATTGGATGGGATTTGATGAACAATTCAAAGATAAAAAGTCACTCACCAAACAAGAGGTTCAGGAATGGATTGATCAGAATAGGATTGACGTAAAAGAAATAACCAAGTCATATAAATGGAATGGAAAATTTGAAAATACCATAACTGACGAAGATGGGAATACAAGTGTTGTAAAATTCTCACCCTACAATAAACCCCTACTTGACTTTTTAAAGGAAGCAAAGGAAAAAGTATCTGAAAAAAAGGTTGATAATTCCGTTAATTCCGATAACTTTACTGCCAATGAAAACCAAAAGACCTACCAAACAGAAGCAGGGGAAACCATACCATACCGTACATTTTCCTCCATCAATGACGGGGCCAACTCCGGTGACATACAACGGCAAGCTGATAGATCATCCAATCCAAGTCTTAGAGGACTAAACAAGGGAGAGCGTTCATCTGTGGAAATGAAGTACACCGCAGACAAGAACTTCATGTTTTCCGGTAAAAACAAAATTGAATCCACGGATGATGTCGCGTATCTGTTCCGTCAGTTAGAAAACAAATCGGTTGAGAACATGTTTGCTTGTCTGGTAAAGGACGGTAAGCCTGTGATTATTCATTTGTCTATGGGTACATCATCATCAACTTTGATGAATTACGGAGTACTTAACGATGCAATAACACGTTTCTCACCTGACAAAGTTTACTTAATTCACAACCACCCATCAGGAAGCCTTGAACCTTCACAGGCTGACATTTCAATACACCAACAGGCGGTCGGAGCTTATGGGGATATGATGGGCGAACACATCATCATTAATCTTAAAACAGGCAAATACGCACGTTTCCGCATGGGTGAAGGTGATCATCTTATCCTTAACCGTCCGACAAGCGAGAAAACACCATCAAATTACAAGGTAATCAAATTTGATAAGCAGGTATTCAAGCAGGATGCAATACTTCCTATGCAAGTTTCTGAATCGGGTGAGGTTGCTCAGTTCCTTTCTCAACAAAGATTTACCAAAGGAGTAAAACTTTCAGCCGTTATCCTTGACAGGGGAATGCAAATCAAAGCCTATTTGCATCTTTCAGCGAGTGATTTTACCACAGGAGAAGGAGTCAGACAGCTTGCAAAAGAGCTACAAGCCTATGCTGGACGCTTCGGAGGTCAAAATGTAATCTTATTCGGTCAAAAGGTAGATTTGAATAACACACAATCGGTAAATGGCCTGACAGCCTTAAAAGCCACTTTAAAAAAGAGTGAAATAGCTTTACAGGATTATCTAAGCATAGGAAAGGTTGTTACTTTTGATTCTATGTTTGATAATGGATTGCTTCAGGAGCCACAGGGTAGTTTTGGAAATAGCGAGGTTCATGATTCTCATGTACCACTTGAAGATTTTCTGAAGAATGCCAAAGCCAAAGTATTGGAAAATAGGAAATCAAAGCCAAAACTTAAAGACTTTGCCACAGAAGATGACTATAATAAGGCAGTTAAAGCATGGAGTAAAGCTAAAGAGGTATTAACACCCGAAGAACACAAGGCCATATTAACAAATTTAGGTAATAATGTAGGCGATAAATCAATATCAGAAATAGGCAAACAGGCAGAAGATGAATGGTTAGGTAATCGCGATGTTGAAAGCACAAAAGCCAATTTAGAGGCTACCCGTCAACAGGAAGAGATAAAGAAGTCATTTCATCGTGGCGGTGTCGCTAAAACATGGCAGGAAATCGACAAAGCTATCACTCATTATATCGAACACGGAAGCGATATTAACAGTGATGAAAAGACCTCTTATGACCATTTAACGAACTACGATAAGCATATCATTGATGTTGCCCGTAATCTTACGCCTGATCAGATTAAAATAGCCAACGAGATAAAAAGTCAGAATGACGCAATAGGATTAAAATCATTTCAGGCCGGGCAGATTGATAATGTAATTGAGAATCACGTCAACCATATCTGGAATAGGGAGGGAAAACTTACGCCATCTGATTATTTTACAAATTTCTCACAGAAAACGGGACATGCTAAGAAAAGAGTATTCCCGAAGATTACGGATGGTTTAAAGGCCGGATTCACTCAAAAGGTAGAAGGTGCAACCAACAGCCTTATGATCAAAAAAATTGAGATGAATAACGCTATCGAGGGGCGTAAACTTGTTGACAAAGGATTAAAAACATTTGGAAACGATGGGATGCCATTGTTTACCACCAAAGCCGGAGTACCTGGATATAAAAAGATCGACCACTACAATTTCACCAAGTGGAGAAAGGTTAAAAAAGTTAAGAATGTTAGTGGAAAACCGCTGAAGGATGAAAATGTAATGATTGGTAAAGAGGGTAAAGTAATGGTCAAAAAAGCCATTTTTGCACCTGCTGAAATTGCCGACAGGTTAAATACAATATTAGGAAACGGTATAAAGTGGGGGCCTTTTAAGGTTATGCAGCAATTTAACGGAGCTGTAAAACAAACGGTGTTGTCGTTTAGTTTCTTCCATCCTCTTAACTTTATGAAGAATTACTATCTGACCGAACACGTTAAAAACCTGAGCGATTTGAACATGGTAGGATCTTACAAAAAAGGTCTTAAAATGGCCAAAGAGTTTGGCCCATTGGCTGAAAAACTTGTCCGGGGAGGTATGACAGTAGGGAAAACGCAGGAATGGGACGAACTAAATGAAGTATCGGCAAGCAAACTGGGTAAAAAACTAAGTCTATTACCTTATGCCGGACCCGTTAAAGATGCAATTGTAAATCTTCATAAGGCACAAAACGACTGGATTTTTAAACAAATGGGCGTAGGATTGAAGTTTAAACAGGGTATTTCCGAACTTCAAAGACAAATTAAACTCAACCCTAATACGGATCCTGATATTTTAGCCAAGAATGTAGGAGAATTGATGAATAACCTTTACGGAGGCATTAACCGTGATAGAAAACACCGCAGTAAAATAACTCAGGGAATATTTAGTTTATTGACTTTTGCCCCGGACTGGACGGAAACAAACTTTTCAAACTTTTTCAAGGCGACGCATTTTGATTTTTCAGATGCAACGACTGGCGATAAAGTGACTAAAATAGATAAGATGGCAGAATGGTTCAGAAGTGGTTTTAAAGGCGTTAATCCCGATGAACACAAAATGTATATGAAAATGTGGGGAGGCTTGATGTTAAGGGCGGCAGTCATAACAACAGCCATGAACCTTGCAATGGCTTTATTTAACGACCCTGACCATGAAGAAGAGTATTGGCAAACCGTAAAAAGAATGTTTAAAGATTCTTTTTCAAATCCATTACGGTTAAATTGGCTGGCTCCAAACATTACTCCCGTTCACAATGCTTTTGTAGGTACAGATGACAAACAGCATTATTTTAATGTATTGGGCCCGTTCATGGATGCCGTTAAGATGGTGGCTGAGCCTATCTCGTTCCTTAAAAATAAATCAAGCGTATTGGCAAGATTGACATTAAATGCACTGACCGGTTCAAACTGGCAGGGTAAATCATATACTACCGCAAGCGAACTTGCCGGAACCGACGACAAGGGAATGTATGCAACATCCAATAAAAAAACCGGAGTTAAAGCAGGGGATTTAAAAGGTGGTAGGCACGAAGGACAGTTGACTAAGTATGCAGCACCTGGTGAAGAAAAGGTGTTAAGCTGGTCACAAATGCCATCTTTTGGTCTTGAAACTTTAAGAAGTATGTTTCCTATTGGCGTACAGGGAGCAATGGAATACGGCGAAGGTGAAAAAGACGGATGGCAGACACTTACAACCGGATTAGGTTTAAAGATGGCGAGTGCAAAAGAACCAACAACTGATTATCCAAAAATAGCCAAAGGGATAACCACTAAGGCCGATATTTATATTGGAGTGATTAAGGATGCAATGAGAACAAATGATAAAGTTCTGGCAGACAAATTACAGAATGATCCACTTTATAAAACCGTTCAGGATATTTACGGTCAGGGTAAAGCCATCAACAGGATAAAAAAAGCAATTGAACTTTATAAAGAAATGGGCAATACGTCAGAAGCAGACCATTATCAAAAACAACTTGACGACCTTTACAAAGAAGTAGCAGAAAAATATTCAGAAATTAATTTTCCAGATAAATACAGATAACCTATGGACACTCTAACAGCACCAATTGGAATCCGAAAAGGATTAACAATGTCTAATATGGGGTTTTTAAAACCTAAAGTAAAGGAAAAACCCATCTCTGACGAGACGTTTTCCATCCAAAGACTTGACTATTACCGACAGGTGTATGATGGCTTTCAGGAGTTCAGAAAGACACGCGAGAGAGCCGCGAGATTCTTCAATAACGATCAGCATAGTGATTTGATTGACGATGGTAACGGGAATTGGATAACCGAAGAGGATGATTTGATTTCTAAAGGTCACCCGGTCCTTAAACAGAATCTTATCAAGTCTGCAGTTCGTACCTTATTAGGACAGTTCGGAAGCAATACTAATAAATCTGTAGTTGTTGCCCGGACACCAGAGAAGAGCCAAGAGAGTGAAATGTTATCGAATGCACTCCAATACTCTTTAGCATCCGTTAACAGCTCAAAGATTCTTGACGCAAGGGCGTTGGAAGAGTTCTTTATTTCCGGTTTACCCATTCAGGTGATTAGTTGGGAATACGTGCCAAAACTAAAGAAAAAAGAGGTTGTAATCAGAAACGTTAACCCTACATCATGGGCGTGCAACAACGACATTGAAGATGTCCGGGGTAATGATATGAGGGTTATAGTCCGGTTAATGGACTTAACGATGGACGAAGTGATCGTTAATTTTGGTACCACAACCGCACGAAAAAACAAGCTCAAAGAGATTTATTCGGCCAATTTCAGGGATAACTACATTGCCACTGACATTGACGAAAAAATGTACAATCAAAACTTCTATACCCCATTTGATCAATCAAAATGCAGGGTGATATCAACATGGGAACAACGACTGGTTGAACAAATGTATGTCCATGACTGGATGAACGGAACTGATTTTTATACCGAGTGGACGCAAAAAGAACTTGACCAGGCAAACGCTTTTAGAGTTTCAAAATATGCAGAAGCCGGAGTGCCAGCGGAAGAAGTACCAATGCTTACCGGGCAAATGGAAAACGTTCAGAAGTGGTTTTATGCCTACTACTCTCCTTATGGTCATGTTTTACGTGAAGATGTAACACCATTTGAACACGGAGGACACCCCTATATTGCTACTCCTTACCCTCTTTTGGATAATAAGATTGTTGGTATTGTAACTGATTTGATCGATGCACAAAAACAGGTAAATAGCTTATTAATTCTTCAACGTGCTATTCTGGCATCTTCAATTAAAAACACCCTCCTGTATGACGTAAATACAGCAATGGGTAAATCAGAAGAACAATTGGGGGATGAGTTTAAACAAATCGGGGCTGTCATGTTTTGGGATCCGGGACCAAATGGAGTAGGAAAACCACCGAAAGAAGTAACAAACGGCGGTAACGCTCTTGGAATCTCTGAAATGATTCAGATGTACCTAAAGATGATTCAGGACGTATCGGGCGTTAATCCGGCCATGCAAGGACAGCAGGCACAATCAGGCACCTCTGGTAAACTTTACGATGCTCAGATCAATCAAAGCACCATGAACAGCAAGGATGCAATGGATTTCTTCTGCGGTCTGTTCATACGCGACAGGGATATGACATTATTAAAAACCATTCAGCAGTATTATACAGAACCCCGGATGCTTGCTATCTCAGGAAAAGCATACAAAGAAACTGCAGTTTTGTACGATCCGGAAAAGGTAAAAGATATTGACTTCGATTTAACGATTGGTCAAACTTCTGATAGTCCGGTTTACAGAACCATGATTGATGATACATTAATGACGCTTCTAAATAATGGCATGATTGATTTATCAATGTTCTTGGAGAATACAACAGCACCATTCAGTAGCCAGTTGCTTGACAGTGTTCGTAAACGTCAGGAACAGCTACAAGGTGGTGACGCGAACGGAGCAGTCAACGGACTTACTCAGGACGTTCAAGCCGCAGGAGTGGGAGGAAACATGCAGACCGTGAACAATGTCTCACAAGGATTAAGACAAAATGCCGCGTAGTTTTTGTTTCATAGATTGGTTAGAAAAGAAAAGCCGGGCGATGTGTCCGGCTTTTTGAATTAAATTATTTATCAATGATTAGAATACACGAGGCAATCATTGTGCCCGACTCCTTGAATACTCCGGCATCTATTTCATGGATTTCAGCCTTTGCAACCTTTAGCCATTGTTTGAATCCGGCTTCGGTTTTATTATCGCAATTTTGCCAGTGTTTTGATACGACAGAGACCAGTCTTCCACCCTCTTTTAAGCAATCGTGCATTTTATAAACATGTTGAATGTCTTGATTTTTTGAGAATGGTGGGTTTGCTATGATCCGGTCATATTTATTTGGTTCGTTAATCTCCAAAAAGTCAACACCTACCGGATTAACATTTTTCATCTTTTGCAAAAAAGTTAAATTAACCCCCATTGTTTCGCAATAATCAACTGGCATAGTTCCGCTTATTCTATGAATTGCATTAATGATCGCCCCTTGTCCGGCTGATGGTTCAAGTATCTTGTGTGAATTATGGATATTTGCGTAAGAAACCAATTCGTCGGCAAGTTCAGCAGGGGTAGCATAAAACTGAAATTCCTTTTTCAGATTCCGCTTTTCACCGTTTGCGATTTGCTCAAACAGTTCGGTAGGATCTTCATTAAAAACAAACCCGAACACCTTACCGCCTTTCCATTTACCGCCAATCAGTTCAAGCGACTTTTTAACCTCTTGATAAACATTTCTATCAAGTTGTTCATTTGGCAATTTGATAATATTGCCCTCAATAGTGCATTTTTTAAGAACAGTTTTTACTTCCATGGATGAATTATTATAAGAATTGTTGATTAATTTATTATTATCTTGTTTAGTCTTTACCGGTGGTTCTTTATAGTCAAAATCGCATCCTTTATACCCATCTTCCCATCCAGAATAGTAACACTCTTTCTGTATTTTAAACCTTATTTCCCAAATTCTGGATGTGTCTATATCTGTTTTGGTGCTTTTAGAATTAAGATCGTTGTGTTCTTTTACTAGGTCCCCATATGCGCCCATATCCTTCTTTTTTAAAACATTTCTTCAATTATTTTATCAATAAGCGGCTTTGTCAGCCTATAATATTCAACCTTTTCAGGCTTTGCGTCCTCTTCTGTCACTGAGAACCAAAACAGGATAGGTAGAGGGACTTTTAAGTAGTCCGCTATACGTTGTAATAATTCTACGCTTGGCTGTCTTAAACCGGCCTCAACTTGTGATAAGTAGGTTTGTGATATGCCGATATTTTTAGCGAAGGCGTTTTGTTTCTCTTTCGCGCGATTCTTGCGAAGGGTTTTGATGGACTGGCCGAGGTTCATAGCATTAAAACAAAGATGGTTGAACTGTTTTTTCTGGCTTGCAAAGTGGAACATACTTACATTCAGTATTTCCATTAATCCATACAGTCCATTGTACTTCCATTGTCGGGGATCCTCCACGTTCGCCATTTAGAAAATCTGGCCTCCATGTAAGTGGTAAAATATATGCAGGTGGATTTCTTCTAAATAAATCAAGTCTCTTCTTCGCGTGCCAATACTGGCTTTTTAGTACCATAGCAACTATTTCAGCCTCCCCAAGTGCCTTTTCAATAAATTCGGCTGATAAATTAAACGGTGGATTTGTTATAATTGCGTCAGCTTTGCCTTTGGTTTTTAAATAATCTTTTCCCGTCCTTAAATCTGTCCTAACGACTGCATGTCCATATTTTTCAATAACATCTGCCATTGCGCCATCTCCACAAGCACATTCCCATACAATACATGGAGCTAGATGTAAAAAATCCATTAGGGCAATAGTTACATCTGGCGGAGTAGGATAAAAATCTAATTCGCGTCTATTTTCTTTACTTCCTCCACCAGTTAATTGAATTGTTTCCTGCTTCATGTTTTTTTTCATTGTTAATTATCTGTTCGTGGTATGTTATTTTCCTTTAAAAATTGCCTTAACTCCTTTAACTCTTCGGTTTTACCTTCTGTTTTCAAATCCAATACCATTCTGCCCCATATATTCAAGCAAGTACAATCAGCTATATCTCCTGAATGAATCACGGGCCAACACCAAGGAACTAAATACTTTTGACCGTCAATATGAGCGAAATGGCATTTCACTTCGGAAGGGTATTAATGTCAATTGCCTGCCCCTTTGCAATTAATCCGAAAACATCAAAATTCCATTCAATTAGTTGATTCATCATATCAAATGGTAGTCTTTTGGTAAAAATATCGTATTCCATTTTTTTACTTGCCTTATCAAATTGATCTTCCGTAAGTAAAAAACTTCTCATTTTGCAAATTTCTACTATTGGAATCTTGCCGTCTTTAAGACAGGGTTTTGACAAACTAGAAAGGGGCAACATTATTGGTTTAAGTAAATCAATACAATACTCCACGACACTACCGTCTATATTATCATATATTAGTAGTTCGTCATTGTCAAGTCTAATTCCGCACACTTCAAACTTTTCGCCTGTCTCTTCATCCGCAACATTTAGTCTGGTCCCCAAATAATACTTTGCTTCGTTCATTTCCATAATATCAAATTTTAGTAAAGTTCAGCGTCAATTATCTCACTTTCATACGCAATATCACAGTCCAGTATTACATGGTGCTGATTTTTTGAGTATTCCCATTCTACAATGAACGCTCCGTAATCAGGTTCAAATCTTACAAGACCTATTTTTTCCTGTTTTACATTGCCCCAAAATCCACCTAAAGGAAGTTGTATTTTAAGGTTGTTTCCCTCAAAAATAATTATCCCGTTCTTATCGCATGACTCAATAGATTGCCCCACCGTCTCAGGAATTACTATACTTTCTGATCCGTTTGCGTCACGAATGATAGAATTGCCTTTGCTTGTGTAATAAAATCCATGTCGCCAAACTCCCGTAAATACACATTTGCCTCTGAATAATGCTTCTTTGCTCATAGATGTAGTTTTTAAATTAAAATCACCCCAATATAATAATTAAATCTGATATATTAACTATAAATTAAAAATAATTTCAAAAAAAATCCCCCAGTGTTGGCTGAGGGATTCGAAACTAAAAAACTAAAACTACTAACTACTGGAAACAAAAAACTAACTACGAGCAAGATGAAGGACTCGAACCTTCAACTACCCCAATGAAGGAGGGGCGCTCTACCAATTGAGCTAATCCGGCGGTTACCTCTTGAGGCTGATTATGTGGAGGGTGATTGATTGAGAATTCTCGATAGTCATTTCACTCAATTTGCATCAGAATTGCGCCTCTTTATGCAACCTATCTACTCACCCATATGTGGAGGATTAGGGAATCGAACCCCCGCGTCTCGTCAGCCGCATTACCAATTATCCCCCGTTTTCCCGAAGGCGATTGTTGACCCTTCGGGATAATCTTGTAACGATAAACTTAAAAAAATATGAATCTTTCCGTTCAAAATATAACTAATCTATTTCAATTATACAATAGTGGAAAGCGATTATTTTTTACTTATCCTACAAACTTTTCAAGTCCGTTTGCGGCCCGACTTAAAACAGAGTTGCATTGTTGCATCTCTAAAATCAGCGCAAGAAACTTTTCAATAATTCCACATGTAGGCTGATCCACAGAATTGCTTTTTTCGCACACTTCAGGATTTCTGAATTCCTTAATTTTTGCTGTGCTTCGTTCAATTGAGCCGGCTACCGACTGCATACATATTAGTTCATTCCTAAAATTGATCAATAAGCCATCAAGTTCGGAAGATTGGGTTTCGCTACCCTGTACACATAATTTATTGTTGTCCATAATTTAATAACGGTTACCTATACACTCGTAAGGTTTTAGTTAAAATTTATTTTTGGTAATACTGATTTGTAATGTACCCAATTAAATAAGCATATGCCTCACTACTATCGTCACTAAGAGTCATTCGTAATCTTCTCATTAGAAATTCTGCTGCGTGAAAAATCTCATGTGCAACAGTTCCCATATTTGAATCTTTGCCAAATCTGATAATTGTTTGACCGGATGAAAACATAAACGTATAACCCCTGCTTTTAAAATCAATTTCATCAACCTCGTCTTCTACATCGTCAGGAACAATTGATTTAAGGTATTTTGATATTTCCTTTTCTGTTCCTCCGGTGAAAATGATTAGGTCAAAATCATAAATTACATATGGGATTCGTTTTATTTTCATGCTACTTTTTTTTATGCAGCACCCTTACTACTTTAACTTCTCTTTCTGGTGGATAGGCCACAAAATCAGAAATTTCATGAAGTTCTTTGGCTGTTATATCCTTTCTGAATGTTCCGATACGCTTATGATGATCAACCATATCATTAGGAATGATGATATAGGTAATTGCCGTCTTTCTAATGACGTAATGAAGCATGTTTCGTGAATCAGCAAGTAATTGCGCTGTTTTCTTTGCATGTTTCAAGTATTGGAAGCGAATCCAGGCAACCAGTTCACCCCGGATAATGGAAGGAAAAAACGCTACAGCTTCGCCATTAATCGCCTTTGCTTCGTTGTCTTTGTACCTGTTGACGGCTTGGATAGATACATCAATCATTGCAAGCTCACAAGCTTGCCATTGTGGTTCTGTTAGTGTTACGTTCTTCTGTGAGAGACGTGATTTAAGAATTAATCTTTCGTTCATAATGGTTTATATTTTTCAATCATTTGTAATTTAAAATATACTACTCTCTGATCTTCGGACGGGCTTTTTGTAAACCGTTTCCTGTCGCCTTAATCGTGGTAATGGGAGCTTATTAATGTCAAGAGCCACGTATAAACCAATTGCTGTAGCCATTAATAAATCGTCATGTTCTCCATCCGTTGCACCAAGTTTACCATCTGCCTTTATTTCGTAACAATCCATTTCGGTGCAAACTCTTTCGTCAGGTTCAATATATCCATAGTACTTGTCTGGCTTCTCAATATCCCTGTTCATTCGGTCCCTTGCGGCAAATTTCAGGGAGTTTACAGCCAATCCTTTTGTTTTCCTGTTGGTGTTAAAGCCGTATTTTGGAATCCAATCATTGCCAACCTTCTCTTCGTCATTTCTGATATAAATATTCCTGTAATCATCCTTAATCTGGTAAAGAATAGTCTGAAAATGTTCTCCATCTTCTTCTTTATCCCTGTCAAAACTATTGTCCTCCGGTGTGAAAAGCGCATTGTCACACATTTTTGATACTTGAATACCTTTCCACGCCAATAAATCCTGATCTAAATGACCTTTCCACGTCATAATTGCCTTTAAATCCTTGCCGTGTATCATTGGTAAACGATCAATAACCCGAATGATAGAATAGTCTGCTTTTGCATTTGTACCGCCAATATCCATGCAGACTACATACCTGAAATCATACTCGTTAAATTCATCCGGAAATTCCCACACCCATAAATTACCGCGAGTATTTTCAACAAATCGTAAATTTTCAAGTGCCAATTTCCCTTTTGTTGAATCTCCCATTATTTCGCCTTTCCAAATCGGTTCTTTATTATCCTGACGAAGTGCAAGAACGTACTGAGGTGGATAATATCGATTACCCGTACTTTGAAAAGCTTCCTCCGGAGTAGTAGGGAATTCTGACTGCATACGCCACATGTCACCACTGAATAATCCTAACTGCTTGCGATAGAATTTTATTCCTTCAAGCGTTGCTCCTTTTTCCCAAAGATATTTTTCGTAATCACTGAATAATTTTACAAATTCCTCTTTGTTCTCTTTCTCTTTAAACTGAATCCTGTTTTTGCCATCCTTCAGCCACGGGATGAATATTGCTTTTAATCCGTTTTCCTCCCTTACAGATTGTTGCCACATGCGATGAAAAGCGTTACCAACACCTTTGGCCGTTGATTCTATGGCAAACATTGTATAAGGTTCATCCATTGGAAGTGTCCCTATAATCGACTGTATTAAGTCCTCCGGTGACTTGCCTTGTGTTTTTTTCATTAACCCAAACTCTGAAACATGTGCAATCTTTAAATCATCTGTTCTGATAGAGTCCGGGGTTTCCATAGAACCGATTGTAATTTTATTGCTTCGCTCAGGAATAATTTTGATATTGTGGGTTCCTTCAAACGGTTTCAGGGTAACATTATCAATATGCTGAGGATAGTACTTGAACAGATTGGTTGTCATGGAACGTATATTTGTTGCTCCCTGATTGATATGAGCCGCAATAAGACTATTCCAGTTTGTTTTTAGTCTGGTCTGAATGTACGCGCTCAATACGTCAATTTCTGTTGATCCTCCAAACTGACGAGACTTTAACAGCATAAAGAAGATTGGCAAAAGATTAATCAGCATTTCATACTGTTCATGCCACAATAATCTTTGAGGGTAATTCAGATAAAAAGGAATGAAATCACCGCCTTTTTTTGGCTTAATCTTCGCACACAAAGCACACCAGTATTCAAAATCCTGATCTAACCTTTCATTCAAAAAAACGTCTCTCATTACGCCTAATGGATCGCTTGCTTTTAAGAGTATTGGGTTTTTACTTTTCTTTACAAACTCTGCCATACTCTTACTTTCTCCTAATTCTTGAATCCAGGGAACATTTACCATAGATTTAGGAAGGTACAGTTTATCGTTTAGATCAGACAATTCAAATAATTGTCTGTCTAAAGTAGATCCTACACCTGTTAAGGGATTGTAAGGAGCGTCAAGGATCAGATTCCTACGGGCGTTTTCTTCAAGGATAAGCGACATATAGCGGCCTTATGTTGTTGTCTTACTGTTTTTCCATATCCGTTTATGATGATACGGACAGTTATAGCCTGATAGCAAAGTTCGTCGGCTACCTCCTGATAAAGAGAAGCAGGTTTGAAACTTTGAAAATTCCATCCCTCTCTTTTGTAAACTTCCCGAGCATTCTCATACTTTTGATTGTAGAGATTAATTACCTCTTGGTGGTTTTTTGCTGTGCGTTCAGATGGTCCCCCCATGATATTTATGATTTGGTATTGTCTTGTGAGTTAAGCATTTCGGAATGATACAAGTGTTCTAAAAACCTTATTTCTTCTTCCCATTCTATGGGAACAGGTTTATTTACGGTATTATATCTCAAAATAGCATTGCACAAGTCGCTATATCTCCGCTCGTCATGTAATTTTTTAGGAATAATTCCTAATGGTGGTTTTTGATATTTTGGTTCTTCTGTTGGTATCTCTACCTTTCGGGTATGGACAAGGTGTGGAAGAATGACAACTGTACTATTATAACCTTTAGGAATATTTTTACAATACAACCTAGTTCCTTTAATTGCATTGCACATATACGATAGGGCTTTGTCGATATCTGGTTTTGTGCTTTCAAAATCATAAATAAACGGATCGTTTTGTGAGCCTTCAAATTGAAAGGACATCATGTTGTGATTAAGCATGTCTACCACCAATTCCATCCCTATTTTTTTTTCAAAATCAAGTATCTCCACTGGGGACGTTTTAATAAAGTTGAATTTCATGGGTTATTGATTTTTACCAAATGAATCAAGATCTTCTTGCGTTAATTCTGTTATTCCGGTAATGGTGATATTTTTTAGATACGGATGTAGTTCAGAACAAGCCGATATGCACTCAGCATAAGAAACGAAATACTCCCTCTTCATATCAAAAGTGCTAAATTCAACTCTTCCATTTGGAGCTTCCCCAACTGTTGAAACAATAAAACATCTAACTTTCATAATCTTTCATTTAGTTTCACATATTTCACTCTTCTCATAGTCTTTCAAATGTTCAATTCATTTTACCCAATATAACAAATAGTTTTGATATTTAATCATTTTCTTAGGTTAAAATATAACACTTTTTTCCCCCTTCATTCTTTTTCTTTGGCTGTAAGCATTTAACAAGCTAATACAGCGTGCTATGAAAGGTAAAGAATCAGAACAAAATCCAATAGATCAGGCAATTCCTGAAGCAAACCCTGTTACAGATACCGCCCCCGTCGAAACGGCTCCGGCTGAAACTGTGCCTGAAAACGCTCCCGATAATTCGGAAGCAATCGCATTTATTGAAAGATTTGCTCCTGATGCAGACACATCTACCCCCGAAGGAATCACCGCAGGACTGCTAACAATCGTTAAAATGATGGTTCCGGTGTACGATAAACTCTATGATCTGGCAAATACCGATACACAAACAGCCGCCTTTATTTCTGATATGCTTGAAACTGGTGACGTAGTCAAGTCATTAGCCCGTAACTACGATAAGGAGGAAATGCAAGCCGTTCTGGAAGAAATTGATCAGGACGATTACGAAGAAGACAAAGGTAAATTTTCAGAAAAAGTCACCGCCACCAAAGCCCATCAGGAACTTGTAAAAAAGAACATGGAAATATCCTTTAATGACATTTCCGAATTCATGGAAGAGAAGAAAGATTGGGACGAAGAGAAAGCACAAGCCTTTGAAGATTTCGTGATCAAACATTACGACGATGGCAAAGACGGACTTATCACAAAAGCAGACTTGGCACTTCTTGAAAAAGCATTTAAGTACGATGGTGATATGGCCGCAAAAGAATCTCAAATAGCCGAAGCCGAAGAGAACGGCAAAATCATAGGTAAAAATGAAAAGATCGTTGCTAAAAACCTGAGCAAAGAACAGGCCGCAAAGGACTATTTGCCGGAAGGAAATGCAGGGATAGTTAAAGCACCGGAACCCAAAAGAACACCTAAAGATTTTGGTGCAAAATTCATGCGCGATGTAAAATTATAAATCGAGAGTTCATATAAACCAGTATTAATCAAAATCAAAAAAGAATGAAAAAGTTTAAAGTACACAGTCTTATTGGACTCTTGCTTGTAATGGCAACAGTCCTTGTTATTAACCTGCTAATGCCTATAACGCTCGTTTGTATGGCAACTGGTACTGTTATTGCAAGTCCTGTATCTCAGGAAGATGTAACTGGTGGTGCCGGTAATTACTCTGAAACTACAGAGTATATTGACATGAAGGATGTACAGCGGAAAGTAGAACTATATAAGCCTTATCAAACACCCATAATGACACTAATGAGTGATCAGAGCCGTGGAAAGTGTGATTCATGGGAAAAACAGTACTATGCCATTGATTCACGTGGCATGTCAACCACTATTACTTCTGCCACCGCTATTGGTTCAGGCGTAACAACATTTACTTTAGCTGATTCATCTTTCTTCACGATGGGAAATACTGTTTATGTCCCTGAAATTACCGGAGCAACAAAAGTATTAGGTGGTCGTACCATCATGGGAATTGTTACAGGTATTCCTAATCCAAACCAGATTACTGTCAAACTTATCAATCCTGCCGTTGCCGGTTCAAATCTTGCATATGGTGACTTTGCCGGACTTGTTGTTTATCGTGGAGGTTCAGCACACAACGCAAAAACAGCATCAACTACCTCATGGGCATCAATGCCTGATCCTGATTTCAACTACGTTCAGCTTTTCATGGAACAGGTCGAAATTGAAAACTTCCAGGAGAAAATGACAAAGAAGATCGACTGGAATTTTGCAGATATGAAACGTGCCGCAATTGAAGACTTTAAACTTCAGATTGAGCGTTCTTTCCTAAATGGCGTAAGAAGTGTTACTGATACATTGGTTGCAGGACAGACACAGCGTGTTTATACCTGCGGTGGATTCTTACAAGATACCGCCATACCTGTATCTGCCAATATAGCCCTTAATACCTTAGACGAAAAAGCCGTTAACGGTTTGATGAAAACCATCTTTAAAGGTAATAACGGTATGAAAAAACGT